TTATCTCTGTCTTGTAACTCTTGACCTTCTTGTAGTGGTAAAAATTGATACAAAGCATCCATAACATTAGCTCTAAGTATAGGTGGTAGGTAATGCATGTTTAACATAAGAAAGCCATCAGAGGTTACATCTACAATAAATCCCAAAGGAAATTTATCATAGTAAGGTAGAGTAGCTTTACCTTGAGGATCATATTGAAACATAACCATCCTTCCCCATTCATATCTACCAAGTCTCAATCTCTTTTTAAATCTTATAGGTGTATGTTGTTCCGAATCTGTTCCTCTTACAATTTGTAAGGGTCGTGTAGGTGTTATTGATTGTTGTTCTTGAAACCAATCAACAGCAGCATGAACATTTTTACCTGATGGTCCTCCTTGTTCTAATAATTTTTTAAATATAAATGCAGCCATTACACACCTAAGTTATCTTCAGTTATAAGTTTAAAGTCCCAATTTCTATCTTTACAAAAATTATCAGCAGCTTTCCATTTAGCTTCATTGATACCATACGTCTTTACTTGATTGATAAAACGCCTTGGATGTTTCTTACGTAACTCCATAAGTGGTGGCTTACATTGAGCTTTTGGTTTAACTTCTAATACAGCTATATTTATCTTTCCATCTCTGTTCTTCTTCTTTACCCAGAAGTCTGGAAAGTATCTATGGACCTTACCATCAATAGGACTTCTGTAGGCAATACAAAATTCTTCGCTTGACCACAGGATCACGTCTGAATGTTTGTCTAAATAGGACATAAGCTTACGCTCCCACAAACTCCTATAAATAATGTTAGTGGGATTACCCTTATACTTAGAAGGGTTGTTGGGGGTAAATTTACCTTTATAGCTCATAACTATATTTAGGAGAAACTAATGACGACTGATATACCAATGGGTGCAGCACAAAAAAGAATTAAATCTTTACTTGCACCACCAGATGCTATGATGGATAAAAAAAGAAGAGATACTACAGGTCAAAGTCAAAGTGGAGAAGCTAATATATTAGTATTCCCAATGGATTTATCAACACACTATATGGCATTCCAATTTTATAGATATGTATTTGAGGATAATTCTTTCCAACAAAGAAAACTACATAAGACTATATTATTACCAGTTCCTTTACAATTAGTTGAAACAATAAACATACAATATAACGAATCATCACTTGGAGCAATACGTGGTGAACTGTCTGATATGGCAGGACGAGGAGATTTAGAGGGGGCAGCATCAAAAGGAGCTGCCATACTAAAAGCAGGTGTATCAGCTGGTGCCGCCTTAGTGGATGGTGTAGGTGGTGGAATATCAGGTATTAAAGATGCAATAAGAGAACAAGGTGGTAATTTAGGTATAGGATCCTTATTAATTCCAGGTGCAATGGGAAGAGGGGGATCAGGAGCAGTTGCTGCAGGGTTAAATAGATATTTTGGTTCGGCCCCTAATCCTCACATTACAACATTATTTCAAGGTGTAGGATTAAGACAACATAATTTTAATTGGAAGCTGGCTCCAGCAAGCAAACAAGAATCAGATGCATTATCAAAAATAATAGATTCATTAAGAGCAGCAATCCTACCAGGAAGAGGTTTAGGTAATTTCACATTAAACTTTCCAGATGAATGTGAAATATATATTATGGGTACTAATACTAAATATATGTATCATTTTAAAACTGCTGTAGTAAAAAATATGGTAACAAATTTTGCACCAGATGGTGTACTATCTTTCTTTGGTGGGACAGGTGCACCAACAGCTGTTACTCTTGATCTGCAATTAGGTGAGACAGTTCTTCATACTCGTGAAGATTATGATCCAGTAGCTAACTTTATAGGAGCACAAGAAGATGATACCCAACAAATTTATAAAGACCTAGAAAATTTACAAGCTGCACTTACACCAAAAGCTCCGATCACCAAGAACACTCTTTTTCAAGGGATTCAAAGTAAATGAGTTATTTTAATCAATTACCAAAAATAAAATTCCTTAACCAAGACATAGTTAATCTTGCTACCAGTGTTAAGTTACATAAATTAATTAAAGCTGATGCCTTTGCATTATTAAACTATGTTATAAAAGATGGTGAATCACCAGACACTGTAGCATTTAATTACTATAGTGATCCATCTTATGCATGGTTAGTTCTTTTATCAAATAATATAATTGATCCATATTTTGAATGGCCACTTTCTGTATATGACTTTACTCAATTTATCAAAAAGAAATATGGAAGTATACCAGCTGCCCAAGCTATAACTATACATTGTGAGCACAATACAAAAGATATAACTGTTTCAGCTGACTCATTGACTGTTTCTAATGGTGTGTCATCTGGTGACTATACAGCAGTAGATGCATATACATATTGGGACAAAGTAAATGAGAATAGAAAATTTATTAAATTAGTAAACGTATCTTATCTAGCAGCGGTGACTGAGCAATTTAACAATTTGGTATAAAATATAATGTCCTTAGTAAAAGAACTCGACGAAAATAAAATGCTTTTCAACTCAGGTAGTGCTGAGTTATCTATGTTTATGGGCAAACTTATTGATGATGATAAAGAGGGTGTCCAATTTAGAAGTTTAGTAGATTTAAATGATATGTATACTAACATTAATATAACCCAGTCTGTATTTAATCCTTACATGACATTGAGTATACACATAACAGAATCTAAATTAATTTTTGAAGAGTTTGGCACCAAGGGGTTACAGGGTGAAGAGTTTATATTAATAAAATTCCAAACACCTACTAAAAAAATTATAGAAAATTTGTTTTATGTCTCTGGTTATAGTCCTGTTAAAAAAGACGCTAGAGGTCTTTCTACTAGTATGGTATTAAATTGTGTATCAAAAGAAAAATTAATTAACGATCAAATGGTTGTAAACCAATCGTTTAGTGGTTCAACATCTGATATTGCTAAAAATATTTTTAATAATTTTATAGCTGGCAGTGAGAAATATAAACAATTAAAGACAGCTAATAAAGATGGTCAACCAATATGGAAAGAAAAACCTATTGTTATAGATGAGTCAGTAGGAATACAAAATTTTATAATACCAGGCCTGACACCATTTAAAGCATTACATTTTTTAGCAGTTAGATCGTTTGGTGGATCAGAATTTCCAGGTTCATTCTATACTTTCTATGAAGGTGAAGATGCATTCCATTTTAAAAATATAGAAAAATGGTCTGATAATATTAAAACAGAACCATATACATATGATGATGATGTTGCAACACTTCCCCAAAACGATAAAATATTCTATAGAAATATAAAATCTATGACTCCAATGGCAATAAACAATACTATGCAGGGTATACAAAATGGAGAGTTTGCGCAAAAGGTAACAGCTATAGATTTTAACAAAAAAAGTTATTCAATAACAAATTTTGATATGATGAAAGAAAGAGATAATTTTAATACATTAGGTGAACATTTTAATATGTCATCAGCATTCTTTGATATGTTTGGTTCAAATCCTATTGAAACATCTATTGCAGTAGATACAACAAAAGGTGTATATAATGAAAACCTACCTGGTATACAAAGTAAAAGAAAATCTTATATGCAAATGTTAGGTCATTATAGTATGCAAGTAACAATATATGGTGATAGTAGTTTGGTAGCTGGTACTATAATACAACTAAATTTAAAAGAGGCAGGAGCTCCTGAAAGAAAAAACCAAGGTAGTATGTATAGTGGTAATTGGTATGTTACTAAAGTTGAACACATATATGACAAAATGTTATTTAATACAAAACTAACAGTTGTAAAAGACGGATTAGATTTTAAACACAGTGAGAGGGTATAATGTCAACCGTATATTCAGCAGAGTATTTTAAAAACTTCCAATATTTTTTTGGAGTAGTAGAAGATAGACAAGATCCTTTAAAGATGGGAAGAGTACGTATAAGAGCATTTGGCATTCACACAGAAGATAGAGCTAAGATACCAACAGTAGACCTTCCTTGGGCAACACCTATCATGCCATATACAAGTGCATCCATTAGTGGTATAGGTGAAAGTCCTACTGGCCCTGTTGAAGGAACATGGGTATTTGGTTTCTTTGTTGATGGTAAACAAATGCAGCAACCTATGATTATGGGTACATTAGCTGGAGCTCCAGAGGCTTATAATGAACTAGGGTTTAATGATCCTAATAAAGTTTATCCTAAAATAGAAATACCAGGTGAGTCTGATGTTAATAGATTAGCTAGAGGTGATGCAATAAGAGCTAGTACTATCGAAGCACCAAGTGTAAGAGCTGGTGAAAATATATTAGCTCATAAGAAAAAGCATAGAGTATTAAAGATACCAAAAGCTGGACCTCCTGGTGTAGAAAGTGACCCAGGTAAAAAAGATGGTGAGGCATCAACGGTTAAAGATGGACCACCACCAGGGTATAACTCCGAAACATATTATAGTAGAAGAACATGGAACGAGCCTAATCCAAGATACGGTGGTAAAGATGAAGGTGAAAAATCATCAGTGACTTATGGAGGGACTCCTGAATTTGGAGAAGAGTCTATCTATCCTTTGAACCACGTTAAAGTAACTGAGTCAGGACATGTATTTGAAGTAGATGATTCACCTAAGGCTGAAAGAATAGCACAGTATCATACAGCTGGTACATTCTATGAGATACAACCAAACGGAACAAGAGTAACAAAAATTGTTGGTGATGACTATGAAATGGTTATGCATGATAAGAATATGGTTGTTAAAGGTAATGTAAGTATTACTGTACAAGGTTCTGATGTTAGACTATTAGTACAATCAGATGGTGACTCAGGTCCTGGTGCTAAAGGTGGTAATATGTTTATAGAAACTGATGGTGATCTTAACTTTAATGTTAGAGGTGACATGACTACAAAAGTAGGTGGTACTGTGTATGAAGAATACTTATCACATCATGCTACTAATGTTGCAGAGGATCAAAGTTTGTTAGTTAATAATGATAAAATAAATATTATAAAAGGTAACTATAATGAAGATATCGGTGGTAAAGTAGTTGATAGTGTTATCCAAGGCTTTTATAGCCAAACTATTAAAGTAGACGAAAATGTAACAGTAAAGGGTAACAGTAATAAGAAAGTATACAAAGATGTGAAAGAAACATCTTTAAAAAGTATGACATTAGGAGCTAAAAGTGATCTAAGTTTAATGGCTTCAAGTAATGTTAATGTTCATACAGATAAACATTTTAGAGCAAATACAGCATTCACATTTGATGTAAATGCAAACAGTAATATTAATTTAAGTACACCACAAACTATTAACATTGAAGGTGATACAGAAGTTGATATTGATGGAGCAACAATTAACTTAAATTAGAGGTAACAATGTTAGCAGACGTAGGTAGACCAACAGAGCTTATAAATCAAATTAAACTCCAAAGAGAAGAAAATGAAGCAATTGCAGCAATTGATGCTACAGCTACCACACCATCAGATTTATTTGCTACAGTTGAAGAAAAATCAGAAGCTGTATTAGTCCAAGTAGATTTATCTAATGATTGTAATGAGTTGTTTAGTAATGTGTTAGAGTCAATTGCTGAATTAATGATGCAAGCACTAACTAATCCAACAGCAGCAGGACTAGAGGCCTTGCAACGCTTAATGGATGAATTAGGAATTAAGTTTCCTGGATTTGATCTTCCAGATCTTGATATTAGTTTATCATCACTAGATTTTGATATATCATTAGGTGGCGGATTTGATATGAACTCAATGTTAAAAGGCCTTGCAAAACTATTAGCAATCCCTCCTATAGGTGGTTGTGGAGTATTGTTACCAGATATTGGTCCTGGTGCTGCTTTGATGGCTGGAGCCTTACCAACAGGTTTGCCAGAAGGTGAGTCTGGTGGTCTTGCTAATTCATTTAAATATTTAGGTAACAAAAAAATTAAAAAAGGTTTTGATACGTTGGGCAATCCAATACAAATTGTAATTAATTTTGGTGCACCAGCTAAGATAGCTCAGTCAGCACCAAGAGCTCAAGCAACCCCTGCTTCATTAGGAACATTTGCACCACCTGGGTCTGCAGGTGGGGGATTAGAAAGTAGCAAAATTGTCCCTCCAGTTTATGGAGCAATTAAAGAAGCAATTGGTAATATAAAAGCTGAAGTTAAAGATAAATTTTTTGCAGAGTTAATAAAGCAAAAAACAAAAGCACTTGCTAAAGTACCTACTTTTGTTTAGGCATAAATAATATAAACAAGATAGGTTAAACAATGTCAAAAGTACAAACATTAACTGATCATAAGACCCAAGAGGTAGTATATTCAGATTTCTTTACAAATTTCTCAAGAAATTCTGTTACTGGTCAGCTTAATAGAAAAACAAATGCTGAAGCAGTTAAGCAATCTATAAGAAATTTATTGTTAACAGATCGTTATGAAAGACCATTTCAACCTGAAATAGGTTCTGGGTTAAGGAGTTTATTGTTTGAAAACTATACACCTGGCTTAGAACTAAGAGCTAGGAAAATGATTGAAGAAGTTTTTGATAACCATGAACCAAGAGCAGAGCTATTAAAAGTAAATATTGGTC